GGTTCATGCCCGTATTTGGTTTGGTACTTCTCTATATAGTCGGTCATACCTATGACACTAACGCCAAGCGTTTTCAGTATCTCTACAATAGAATTTCGTTGGTCACGTTCCTGCCTGCTATAATCTGATACGATCTTAGCTTTAGTATCAGCATAAAGATCGTTGTCTTCTAATATGAATGAAACTACAAGCGCATCAAAATGATCGTACTTGGCGTCCAATTCATTGTATCTTCCTGACTTGAGATCGTTCTTTATCTGTTCCCTACTAACCCTTTCCGTTCCTCCGGTGGCGAGCCTCATAGTTACCTTACTATTATCCAACGAGCTTATGGTTATCATACCTTGGTCGTTCATGGAAACATCTGAACCAAAATGATTACGGAGCTCGGTGTAGGATAAGGCTGAATTGAAAAGTCTAATTTGTCCTGTATGACCTTCTCCTGTAAGATAATAGCTTCTTGTTTCAGGATCGAATATCTTAGATCCGGACAAAAGACCTTTCTTTATAAGGTAGTTAATTATACCACCTTTTGTTGATAAAGAAGTAGAAGCAGAAGCGGTCATGACCGGTATAAAAGATTTGGGATTATCAAGAACATACCTTCCAGCTTTGTAAGTAATGTCTGCCACGCCATCCCAGGCAGATTCTTGAACGGTGCCTGATAAGAATCCTATTCTAATATCATTCCCGCCAGAGCGAAGAGCTTCTCCGTAATCTTCAAATAATTGATTACGATCGTTCATGAAAAACAAACGAGGCTCTCCGGTCTGATACGTTACACCCACAGGATTAGAATCTGTCTGTGGTAACTCTTCTGGGCTAAATATCTTAAGACCGTCTTTTATAACCATATAATTAACACCCTTATCCTGTACCATAGATACGGGAGTGAAGTCCGAAGATATAGCATCTTGTAAATACTGCCCGGCGTCTATTCCAGGTCCTTCCGGTACGGAAATACTTGACGGGACCATAGCATCTACCAACATAATATTATCACCCAGATCTTGGCTGTAAAATCCAAAGCCCGATTCTTGAATCCCATAAGTTGCATCTGATTTTGACACAAGAACAGGGTTACTCATCTTAGAAGCCTTATCCAGCACCCTTTCCCTGTAGGCTTCCGGAATAAGATCGATGTTGGATTTTACCTTATTATAAGCCGGTTTGTTGATAGGCACCCTCCTTCTCCAGTCGCCAAAAGCCTTTAAGAACTTGTTGGAAAATACGGTTTTAAAAACAGTAGTAGCCCGTTCCCTGTTCTCCATAAGGGGAATAGATGCTATTTTATCAAACAACATAGACCTGTCCCCTGATCTGGTAGAGACAGAAACAACTTTCTTTTTATTATCTCTTTTAATAATACACGTTGATGTCATAGTAAAACATTTTTGTTATGAGACAAAGGTAGTTAAAAATCAAGCATATCATAGAAAATAAAGCCATCTAACTTCTCAGTCTGATGGCTTAAAAATAATATGAAAAAAAATTATAATCTGACGAAAAATCGTCAAGTTCAGCTTATATGTAATGCATGTACCCATCTCGGTGAATAAACCTTCCCGATTCAAAGCGCTCAATATCTTCAGGGCAAATAGAGCCCGAATCTTCTCTCCTGGCTTCAAACCAAAGCCCCGGCTTACGAAGTCGGCAAGTTATGACGTATTTAAAGCAGTTGTGAGTAAAATGGAATACGGAACCTACCGGGAAATACCTGGTAAGTTGAAACACTATTCTTTTTCGTTTAGTGTCAAACGTGATATCTCCTACTATCTTAGCCACGTAATAGCTTCTGCCATTTAACGTTTCATCTGTCTGCGGTATCCAATAATAACCTCTTGCCATGCCACAAATATATAAAAAAAGTCGGACAAGACACATGCCCGACTTTATATTACTTTGATTCATTTTCAAACCGCTTTATAAGAGAAGCAATATCATCACCACAAATAAACATCATTCGACGTTCTTCTTTTGGTTTATGAGACACTGGAATGGTTTTGTTTATCTTAATCTGATTCGCCAGACCTCTACCTAAACGAATATCAACTTTTTTACCTTTCATGAATTATTTGTTTAAACAGACCAATTCCATCTATTATAATATGACCGCTTTGCATACGACCATTATTAGGATTGTGTAGAAAATTGAAACCACTTTCTTTTTCCTGTCTTTCAAAAGAACTGATATCCTTTCCTCTACGGGCTCTTTCAAAAGCTTTCTTGAACAACTTGCCTCTAAAGATCTTGACGAGGATCTTGGTAGCGTTATTGCCGACTCTTACTATTGCTTTCCTTGCCTGGTCCTCCGAGACAAAACTGCTTCGGAAAATATACGATGCTGCTGCTTGTATATTTTGTTTAGTAATCATATGACAAACATTTCTTTCAAGATACTATTTTGTATGCTATATATCAATTTCATCCCATCTCTATCATATACGTCAAAAAAGGATTCACTTAAGTTCTTTGGATTTACATTCAGTTGAATTATGCAATTACCGGTATAAACCTTAATTCCGTAATTATCAGAGTATATATCCTGCATAGTCTCAAATGTCTCAATTAAATTTTCAACAAGGACTCTGTTAAATGAAAAAGGTTCTTTACCATTACCTTTAAATGTGATATGATCTAAATTTATGTTGTCAAATTCATACTCTAACTGATTGCCGTCCATCATATTATAAATGATTGACTTTTTGATTATAAATCCCATATTATTTTGTTTTTTAGTTAATATAGATCTTCTGAATACAATTGTTCTCTAATGGCATTCCTATCTACTACCATTTCCTGATTATTGTTTCTAACAAGTTCAGATGCTTCCTCTCTTGTTAAAAACCGGTTCTTGCTTGTCAAAAATCCTTGAACACTGCGGTTTTTATGGGCTATACCGTATGCCGCAAGTTGAGATAGTATAGAGGGGTGTCTCAATCCACAGAACACGATGCCGGATGGTATATTGGTAGGCTGATAGGGACGCTTCTTGCCGTCCTGTACCCAGATGGCCGCGCATATCACGATTTCTTTATTACACATGATACGTTTTTCTATTAAATTTATTAAATCCGTTCATTCACTTTAATATAATCGGATGCCTCTTCCCTCTAATGAGTTTAAACTTTTTGCGTGAAACATCTTTTGAATTTTCTCCGTTGAAATCCCTGATATTGAAACTCCCTGATTTTCTCCTTCCATAAACAAAACATATTTTATTATTATACAACACTTTATCAAACAACCTAAAACCAAAAACCTCAAAAGGAGCTTGATTGTTTTTCTTCTTTCCTCCTTTTAAAATTTTCATTTTATGTATTTGCCTATTATGCCTACGAATTAAACGTTTTAAATATTGACATCCGATTCGTTTCGCATTAATGTTCTTAGAAATGACAAACGCGTCGGATGTATGGGATTTTTCAATCCCGTATTTAATCCGATTATGTTTCGTAATGTAACCAAACGTCATAGAAACTCTGTCGTATCTGGATCTCAGTTCTTCATACAACTTCCATTTCATGATCCCCATTACGGCCGCGTCGC